AGAAAGCTGAGGCTGAAGCTTTTAGACTTCAAGCAGCTTGGAAGGCTCACCCTGATCCCACAGTTTTAAAAGCTCTTGTAATTGAGAAAGCTGTCTTTTTTGTGTTGCTGCCTTTCTTCAGATTCAATGGAGACACTGGGATGAGGGTTACATCAGCGGATATCAGCCGTGATGAGACCATTCACGTAAGTGGTCATAGTCTTGTGTGTAGAGAAAAGGGTTGGACTCCTAGTCCATCTTTAGATAAACTAAGGAAAGCAACAATTAACTGGGTATTACAGCCTCTAGGTAATTCAGAAGACCGTTATCTTAACAAGCAGTTCTGGCTAGATCAGAGTGATAATCTGATGTATGCTGGAAAGGCGGAGGGTCTTTCTGACACTAAAAGAGCTAGAATGCCTGCGTTTTTTGAAACAAGCAATCAGGATTTACCTAGCTATGCGTAACAAAAATTGGTTTGATAGATTATTTAATCCTTATGATTTTGCTTATGCTTACGCAGAGGTAGACGATTTCCATAAAAAGGAAGAGGAAGAAGTAGATCTGGCAAAAACTTTCTTTGAATGGAGAATTGGTAGATTCTTTAGAAGGGTAGTAAGAACTGTTACTAAACCTATTAGAGACATAACTGGTCAAACTAAAAGAGAAAATGAAGCTAGAAGGGAAGCAGAGAAAGAAATAGCAGGATCTAAAGCAGCTCAAGCAGAGTTTGACAGAGTAACTAAGGAAACTGAAGCCAACATATCTTCACGTAAGTCTGCTTATGAGACACAAAGAAAAGAAGGAGAATCTCAAGTTTCTGCTGCTAGAGGTGCTCAAACAGCAGCTGCTGCAGCCGCTACAAAAGCTCAAAGAGAAGGAGCAGCTAATGTTGCTTATGCTACTAAACAGACTGCAGCTACTAAGTCCAGACTACAATCTGAGAAAATAGCTAAGGCTACTTTAGATGCAGCCGCAGCTAAGAAAGCCCTTCAGAATCAAAAAGGAGGAAAAGCTCCTGGTGTAAGTTCTACTATAGTTAAAGGCCCTGGAACTGTTGCTGGTTTAGGTAAACCTGGTTCTGCTAAGAGTAAAACAAAAGGTGTTAAGGATAAACCAGGTAAGTTACTTATCGGTTAAATGACACCGTTCATACCTGAGGATATAATCAAATATCTAGAAGAGACCTATCCAGATAAGGCTCCAGATATTAGTATGGAAGAGAAACTTATTTGGTTTACTGCTGGACAGGTGGCGGTTGTACGTCATTTGAAAGATCAGTTTAGACTACAAGAAGAAACCAAGTACAACTGAGGGCTATAAATGGTTGTAATTACAGGCACTATGATCGCTGGCGGTTTAATCGCTGGTGCATCTATATATCAATCAAGAGTAGCTGCATCTAACGCTAGAAAAGCTGCCGCTGCTTCAAGAGAACGTACCTCTCAAGCTAGGGCCTCAGCACAGGCTCAAATAGAACAGATGCAACAAGATGCTGCACAAAGGGCGCAACAATTCCAAACACAAATAGAAACAAGTAGAGCAGCTACAGCAGCTTCAGTAACAGCAGCGGAGCAAGCAACTAATCAATCTAGGTTGCAAATGCAGCAACAGTCTGCACAATCAAACCTAATGATTCACCAACAGCAGCTACAATCGGCTATAGCTAGACAACAGAAAGGATCTCCTGTGGGTAAAACCAGACGAACAGCTAAACGTGGTACTCCTGAAAGTATGCGAACTAAACTGAGTATGGATTCAGGTTTAGGAACTGGAGGTACTGGAGATACGGCTGGTAGTTCTGCAACAGGGTTAGGAACAAATGTATAAAGGTACTGCTGAATCTAGGTATCAATATCTAGAACCTGAAAAGAGTTTATATTTAGATCGTGCTATTGAGTGCAGTAAATATACTCTACCTACTCTTATAACTGATAACGATAGAAGTTCAGGTAAACAAGTATATAGCAAAATAGTTACTACATTCCAAGGTTTAGGAGCCAGAGGTGTAAATAATTTAGCAGCAAAACTTTTAATTGCATTGCTACCTCCAAACCAAGCATTTTTTAGATTATCTGTAGATGATATAAAACTACAGAAAGAATTAGATAACTTTAAAGATCTGCAATCTGAATTTGAACAGCAGCTTTCTTTAATGGAACGTGCAGTAATGCGTAACATTGAAGAGTCAGGAGATCGTACTGCACTTTTTGAAGCTTTAAAGCATTTAATTATAGGTGGTAACGCTTTACTTTATGTAACAGAGAAAGGTACTAGAGTTTATCCTCTTAAATCTTTTGTTCTTAATAGAGATCCAGAAGGAAATATTCTTGAGGTAGTTGTTAGAGAAGAAGTTAATCCTGAGGTATTACCAGATGGTGTTGCACCTAAGAATGTAGAAGGATCTTTATTAGATAAAACTGTTTTCTTATATACCTATATTGATTGGGATTATGATAAGAATAGGTGTAAATGGCATCAAGAAGCTTACGGTAAAAAGGTAGGTAAGCAAGGTTCAGTACCTATTGAGAAGGCTCCCTGGATTCCGCTAAGACTTTACCGTGTGGCACATGAAGCCTATGGTCGTAGTTTTTGCGAAGAGCTACTAGGAGATCTCAAATCTTTAGAGTATCTGTCAAAAGCTATTGTCGAAGGTTCAGCCGCTGCAGCTAAGATAATTTTCTTATGTAATCCAAATGGAACTACACGACCCGATTCACTGGCTAGAGCTGCTAATGGTTCTATTGTGGCTGGTAATCCTAACGACGTAGCACCACTGCAGATGAATAAACAGGCTGACCTCACGGTTGCCCTGAATACTATTGCAAGAATTGAACAGAGATTAAGCTTTGCTTTCCTACTTAATAGTGCAATCCAAGCTGGTGCTCAAGGTAGGGATAGAGTCACAGCAGAAGAGATCAGAATGGTTGCACAGGAATTGGAGGCTGGCTTAGGAGGAGTCTATTCCATACTTTCTGTAGAACTACAGCTACCACTAGTTAATAGAAAGATGGCACTGATGGAGAAGAGTGGTAGTCTTCCTAAGTTACCTAAAGGGGTAGTAACTCCCCGTATTACAACTGGTCTAGATGCTCTTGGGAGAGGTAATGATAAAGCTAAGTTGATTGAATTTATAACAACTCTATCTCAAACTATTGGTCCAGAAGGTATGACTAAGTTTGTAAATAACAGAGAATTAATAATTAGATTGGCAGCTTCTGATGGTCTAGATACTTACAAGCTAATCAAGTCAGATGAGCAACTAATGGAAGAAGAGCAGCAATCAGCTATGATGATGCAACAACAAGCTGCAGCGCAAGATCCTAACAATGATCCTGCTAAACAAGCTCAATTACTCCAAGCAGAAAATGACTCTATCAGGACAGACCAAGCCACCCAAGAAGCAGCCCCTGAAGGTTGAAGAACCTGAAGCACCTAAAAAGGAACCTACGCAGTTAGATCTTCTATTAAAGCAATTAAAAGAAGAGAAGCCTCAGACTTATGATGTGTATTTAAATGCTGTTAAAGCCAAAAAAAGCGTTAGCATTTATCCTGACTTATCAATCCGTATCGGCTAACTATGGAGATTAACACCGCTGGAGGAGCTTTTCCTAATGAAACTCCTGCCTACAACGAACAAGATCAAGCAATTCTTGATGGCAAAGAACCACAAGAGGAGGGACAGGAAGAACTTATTGGAGGTAAGTTTAAATCCGCTGATGATCTTCTACAGGCTTACCAAGAACTTGAAAAGAGACTTGGTAGCCAAGATAGAACTGAGGAAGTACCGCAAGATACGCAGTATGAATCAGAGGATCAAGACGTTCAAGCAGGAGATGTTGTAGGTGGTGTTGAACAGCAACCTCTTAGTGAAGCTGATGAAAATTCAATCATCGAAAGTATAGGAGGTGATGAGGGTCTAGAAGCTTTAGGCCAATGGGCTAAAGATAATTTAGATCCTAAGGAGATTCAGGTATATAACTCAGAGGTGAATAGTGGAGACTTTACTAGAGCTAGAAATGCTCTGCAGTCTATGTACTTTGCTATGCAACAGCAAGAAGGTTATGAGCCATCATTACTAGATGGACGTTTATCTGGAAAAACTAGTGATGTATATCGCTCAGTTCAGGAAGTGGAAGCTGCTATGAATGATCCACGTTACCTACACGACACTGCTTATACAAGAGACGTAGAGGAGAAGATTGGTAGATCAGACGTACTAACACCTAGATATTAGGCTAATATTAAATAAGCTTATGTAAGAATTGTTGCCTCTGAGGAGATAACAGCAGTTGTGTCGTGAGCGTTTTTAACATTTAATCAATCAAATCGATGCCAGATTTTTCGAGCATCTCTAGGTTAGGTGGTATTAATGGCGTTCAATATAACGCTAACTCTGCCGCTGGTAACTACGAAAAAGAGAATGCGAATTTTCTGAAAATCTTTTCTGGAGAAGTCCTAACGGTCTTCAATAGAGAAACAATTTTCAAAGACTTAACTCAAAAGAGAACCATCTCCTCAGGCAAATCGGCCAGCTTCCCAATTACGGGTCGTTTTTCAAGTCGATATCATAGGCCAGGAGATTGGATCACAGGCCAAGGTAACAAAGGCATGACTGGTGAGAAAATCATCACGATTGACGATTTGCTTATTGCAGATGCCTCAATTTATGATTTAGATGAAGCCAAACTCCATTGGGATGTGAGGTCGATTTATAGTCGTGAATTAGGACGTGCTCTCTCAAGATCCTATGATCAACGCCTAGTACGTACACTCCTCACAGCTTCCGAGTCTGATGGACGTGTTGATGACTGGGATAACAAAATCTTCCAGTTGAATAGTGGTACATACGCTTCTGTAAGTACTAACACCATTACACTTTCTGCTAACTTCCAAACTGCTGAACTAGCTGATTGGGCTGTTGGTAAGGTTGTTTATGGTGAAACTTCTGGAGCCTATGCTGTTATAACAACAGCTCCAACTAACGGTGCAGCAACATTTATTGTTAACCCGATTGGTTCTATTGGTACTGGTACTAATTCAGCCTTTACAGTTGGTGAGCGTCTATTCACACTTGCTAAGCTTCCTGGTGGAACTTCCTACTCAGGTATCAACCTTAACGGTGCTGCTAACCGCAACGCTAGAGGTGAACTGATTGTAGAAAACCTCTACAAGGCTTGCCAAGTACTTGATGAGAAAGATGCACCTAAGGATGGACGTATTGTTGTCCTATCTCCAGGCGCTTATTATGATCTTCTCAATTCTGATCGTGCAATTAACACTGATTGGAATGGTGGAGGTGGTACTAACGGAACCTTCAAGGGTAATAACGTTCTTAGTGTTGCTGGTTTCACAGTCAGGACTTCTAACAACCTTGGATCTGCTTCTTATGGCAATACCTACTCAGGTACAGCAGCTCAAGCAGCTACTACCAGAGGTGAGCGTCCTAACTACATCAATGGTAAGGATGGTTCTGACGGATCTGCAGCAGCAGGAACTAACGACTACTGGCAAGATGAGCAGGGTAACACCTCAACTCTTACCAACTTGTTTGGCCTCTGCTTCACTAAAGAAGCTGTAGGAACAGTTGCTCTTAAGGATCTCAATATGCAGATGACTGGGGCTGAGTACAAAGCAATGACTCAGAGCACCATGATGGTCGCAAGCTATGCAGTTGGACACGGTATCCTCCGTCCTGATTGTGCAGTATCGCTACTTCATGATGGCAACCCTTGGTAAATAGTTACTAAAACCGCATACAATAAGGGGAGGCGTAAAGTTTCCCCTTTTTGTTTATATATGGCAACTACAAAACTACAAGCAGTTAACACACTTCTTTCCATTGTGGGAGAAGCACCTTTAAACTCTTTAACTCCACCACTAACGGGTGATGCTGCTTTAGCAGAAAGAGTGTTAGAAGAGGTGAGTACAGAAGTTCAAGGAGAAGGTTGGTCTTGGAACACGATGATTTATGACAACATTCCTTTAGATGCAAATGGTCATAGTTCTCTTCCTAGTAATACTCTTGCTGTAAGATTTAATCCTATTTCATACCCTTCCCAACGTTTTGTATTGAGAGGTATTAAATTATATGATCGTGTTAAAAATACTTATGATTTAAGAGGTAGTCTTGGTGTAGCTTTGACTGGTTCGACTACTGATTTAATAGCTCAACTTGTAGAAGAGTTAGCTTGGGATGATGTACCTGAAACAGGTAAAAGATACATAATGATTAGAGCTGGAAGACAGTTTGCAAATAGATTAATATCCTCTAGTAGTATAGAAAGTTATACATCTGATGATGAAGAGAAAGCACTTCAAATTTTAAGACGTACAGAGGATATGGCACAAAATCATAACTTCATTAGTGGTCCTGATGATATGTATGGTGGTCGTGTATTAACAACATTTGGTCCTGATATTCTGAATCGCTTCTAATGTCTAGAGAACTTTATAGTCAAGTTATTGGTCCTCTTAATAAAGGAGTCAATCAACAAGCAACCAGCTTTGTTTTACCTGGTTTTGCTAAGAGTCTTGAGAATGCTAACTGTGATTTAGTAGAAGGTCTTAAGAAACGCTTAGGTAGTGTCCCTGTAAAACGGATAGATACTTTAACAACTAATCATGGAGGTAATGCTCCTACTGGTACTGTTAAATGGGATGAAGCTTGGTACTACGTATATAACCGAAGTACTGATGAACGCTTCGTTTTAGCAATAGTTGATGATAGTTATACAGTAACCAAGACTATAACTACAGTTAATAATTCTTCAGTTATAACAATATCGTCAGGAGGTACTACTGATTTATTTGTAGGAGCTACTGTTAGCGGTACAAATATACCAACAGGTTCTGTTATTAAGGAGATAGGTACTAATAAAATTACTATTGATAAAGACTGTACAGCGTCAGGTTCTAGCATCACAATGACTGCAGAGGCTAGTCGTGCTTATGTCACAGGCTTGTCGAATATGGAACCTATAAGTGGTATTCTCCCTACGGTTGTACCAGTCGAACAAACCTTTGCAGGTATTACCACTACAAACCTTGAATATTTCAGAGGATCAGGTAGAGCTAGAGATAGATTTAGAGCTACTTCTTTTCAGGATTTTGTATTTATAACTAATACTCAGAAGAAAACTGCTTACGATGCTACTGAGACTTTAACTAGATACAACATTGGATATATCAGTAATGCTTATGTTCCTATTAAGGCTCAGATATGGGTGAAGTTGGTTGACTATTCCACTAAATATGAAGTAGCAATTGAACTGGATAATGGAGATACTATTAACGCAGATATAACTACAGCAACTTTAGCTTCTGGTACTGCTGTAAGTACTCAAACTATTGCAACGGACTTAGCTGCTGACATTAATACAGCAGACACTAGTAACCATCTAACCTTCTCAACAGTTGACTCTCAAATACTTATAGGGTTAGCAAGCGCATCTAGATCATTTAAAAAGTTTGTTGTATCTGACGCTAGAGGTAACACTCTTATGAGTGGTTTTGCTAGTCAGGTTACAAGTATTGTTGAACTACCTCAAACCTCTTGGGAAGGTTATCAAATCATTGTTGCACCTGATGGTTCAGCAGACCAGAGTTCATATTATCTGACGTTTAACACTGAGAATACCTCTGTAGCAGGTACTTATGGTAGAGGTGTTTGGGAAGAGAAAGGAGGTTGGGGAGCTAAAGGAAAGTTAGATGACAACACAATGCCTCATGCTTTTGTTTACTACAAGAACGATGATGGCTTAACTAGATTTACTGTTCAACCTTTTAGCGGTAGTGATTATACCGATAGCTCTACCACAGTTAAAATTCCTGGGTGGACTTTACGTTTAGCTGGTGATGCTGATGAGTTACCTGGACCTTCTTTTGAAGAAGAAGCTATTAACGATATTGTCTTCTTTAAAAACCGTTTAGGATTCATTAGTGGAGAGAATATAATCCTCAGTGAAGCAGGTGATTACTATAACTTCTGGCAACAATCAGCTTTACAAGTAAGAGATAACGATCCTATTGATTTAACAGCAGTTAGTAATGATGTTGCTGTACTTAACTACGCTTTACAACAGCAGGATGAGTTAGTTCTATTCTCTAATGAGAATCAGTTCAGACTATATTCAGGAGATAACGTCACATTCAGCCCTGAGACAGCCTCTGTAGGCCGTATAAGCTCCATTACTATGGAAGCTAACGTTAAGCCACAACAAGTGGGTCCACAGGTCATATTCCCTGTTAAAGAGGGTGACTACACTGGACTACATACTTTTATAACAACTGATCGTACTGTTGGTATCAACCTTGGTCAAACAGCAGTTATTACAGAAACTGTTCCTAAGTACATTCCAAAGAACATAGACTCCTTAGCTGTAAGTAGAACAGATCAATATCTAATAGCTTTAAGTGCAGATGATCCTGATGCTTTATATGTTTATCAATTCTTCTGGGAAGCTTCTGGAGGTTCTTTAACCAACAGACAGAATGCTTGGTCTAAGTGGACCTTCCCTAATAAGAGCTTGTATTGGGCTGATTTCGTTGAGGGTACTTTATACACCGTTGCTAAATATACAGAGAATAGTCAAACAAGATACTACTTAGAAGCTCTTAACGCATCTAGACCACCACAAGAAAGTAAAGACCTGTTCCTTTTAGACAGACAGTTGGCTAGTAGTGTTGAGACTGATGTAGCTGTTAGTGCAGGTAATATCGTCACGTTTGCTTACAACAACTTGACGAATAAAACTACAGTTACGCTGCCATACTACACAGTAAATGAAAGTCAATTCGTAGTAATCAAGAAGGATAAGAACGATGCTAACGAAATTGAAAAACGCTGGGTCGTGGCTAATGCTGTGCCTGCGGGTGTTAATACTTTCACCCTTAATAGTTTGGGAGATTTTTCGTCTAGTTCTTGGATCTTTGGTGAAAAGTTTGCTTTCAAGTTTGAGCCGCCTCAGCTCATGCCCTATTCAAAAACTGCGACGGACAACACTTTTATTGGTAATCGTACTGGTCGCCTTCAGTTACGATATGTGGATGTTTACTACAATGATGCTAGGTACTTCCAGGTAGACGTTACACCTAAATTTAGAAGTAAGATTACTTATGAATTTGACCGTAGAGATCCTTTGAATGCCAACATCACTGTGGGTTCAGTCTCTGACTTCGATGAGGCTAAATTCAGATCATTTGTACAAAGTAAGAATGATCAAGTTACGATAGAAGTAGTCAATGACAGCATGGATCAAGCCAAGTTTGTTGCTTTAGAATGGACTGGTTTGTATTTTGATGTCGCTAGGAAGTATCAGTAATGGATCTATTATCACCAGCCATGGGCGGTTATATGAATTTCGGAATGAATATACTGAGCACTTCAGCTCAGAAAACTGGAGCTTATAGACAAGCTTGGGCTAAGTGGGAACAAGACAGTAAGAATGCTATAAGGAAGAAATTAGAAACAGATAAACAGAATTTCAGACAGCACACAGTAGATCAAAAGAACTACCTCAAAACTCAGATATATGTATCAGATCTAAGGCAGTATGAGAATAAATTGAAATCAAATGCAGCAAAGCTAAAAACTGAAACTTCTATTAACGCTACAGAAGCTTTAGGTAAAGAGTACGCAGATTTAAACGCTAGGTTCTATGAAGAAGAAGCTGCTGACACAATGCAATTAGAGACAATTAAACAGAAAGCTTTATCAGATTCTGTAAAGAGAGTATCAAGTGGTCAGGTAGGTAGAAGTATAGAGAGAATACATAATACATATAATCAACAGTATATGGAAAACGCTAGTAATAGATTGATTACTAGGGAGTTTCGTATTGGTGATAAGCTTGCGGCTATGAGAGCTGCAAACATTTCAGCTAAGAACAAATCTAACTCTGTACGTTTGTATGAACCAAGACCTTTCCAAGATCCAGTTAAACCTGAGTCTCCTTTACCTACAGAAATGTACGGACCAATGACTCCACAAGTCTCTGCTGGTCTAAGCTTTACAGATATAGCAGGTGCAGCAATGGGAGCTTATAACAACTATATGTCTAACAGACCTCAACAGCAGACTTATCAAGACAGCTCTTCTAAACCTGTCAGAACAATGGGAGAAGATCCTGTAGATTCAGGCGATGCTGCAGGTTGGGCTGAAGATCATGGCCGTTCTGTAGAGGACGCAAACGCCATATTAAGTGGTGGTTCAGTTGAAACCGTAATTGGGTAACTAATGACTAACTCATTTCAAATATCACCACAACGCCAAATAAGGCAAGCTACTGAAGAAGCTGAACAGGCTCCTGAAGGTGGACAACCCACTGCGCCTCAACTCCATAAGAAACGTTTAGGTGGTACTACTTTAGATTTTGAAGTATATGATCCTGCTACTCAGTTAAAGACACAACAGCAAGTTGACTCTATTAGGAACTTAGTAGATAACAGTTTAAAAACTGTAGAT